GATCTCTGCGCCTGTTTTACCTGTGGCAGTGGTGAGGTTATTGAGGACGCTCGGCATCACCCCAAAGATAGATTGCCAGGCATCGGCCTCAACCTTGCCTTTCTGAATCGACTGGGACAGGGCATCCTGTGCCTGCTGCGCTTTATCCGCGCTGGCGGCGTTAGTCACTAGCAAGGCGCTGTAGCTGTCCACAATATCAATGGACTGGTTTAGGTTATAACCAAGGTCGCGCAAAATCGGCGACATGCGGGTAAAGTTCTCGCGGGTTTCGGTCAAACTGCGATAGGTTTGGTTGGCGCTGGCCACCATGCGCGATTGAGCATATTCATACTCTGCCGCACTGGTGGTGGCCATCTTCATCCGTGACGCCATTTGTCCCCATTCATCGGCGCGATCAATAAGATCCATGGCGGTCAAGCCACCTGCAAGTGCAATGACTGATTGATACAAACCACCAAAGCTTTGGCTTGCTTCATCCGCCGAAGTTGCCGTTTTATCTAACCCTACGGCCGCCGTTTTACCCGCTGTGCCGGTGGCCTGTAACTCACCCGTTAAGCCGATGAGTTCTTTTTTAGCACCGCCCACCACGGTCACCAGCTGGCGGCCGTCGGCGGTTAATGTCAGTGCAAGTTTTAAATCATTCATCTAAGTGCTCGTTAAAAATGTGAGTTACTGTGGTAGCGATCAGGCGCAGCTTTAGATAATCATCCTTGCTGTACTGGCGCTCGGCCATTTCAGCATCAGCCTTCACCGCCATAATATCTAACCCCTCGCATATGCGACCTTGCCACCGCATCAGTTCCGCGACTTGGCACCACCACTGCAGGGCACTTTGGTGCTCATCCCAAAAGAGTACTTCTGGGGCGTCATCCTCGATGTCAGCCTCAATCCCAAGGGCTTTTAAATCATCATCGAGTTCGCGCTGTTCTTTATCGGTTAATGGGTTACGGGCATATAACGCCCGTAACCCATCGGTTAGTTTTTTCTTGCGGCTTCGCCCGTTGAGGCTCGAAGGTCAGCATCGGTGACGGCCAAACTAAAGGGGTGCCATTGATACAGGGCGGCGCGATTATCGGCGGTGGCTTCCATAGGTTCACCATCCGCATCACTAATGCCATTCCACCCGAGTAGCACGCGATCAAATGCGGCTTTAGGGCTTTGACGAATCAGCGCAATCCATTCATCTTCAGGGATAAGCTCTAGATCGACGGTAATCTCGTGCTCAGTCACTTGGCCTTTATCGCCCGATACCTTGAGGGGGGTGGGCCATTCTTTAACAATCCGCTTTTTGGTAAAGACAAACATAAATTCTCCTGGTGCTATTTGGTGGTTAATAGGTCAATGGTTGAAATGGGTTTAAACGGAATTTCATAGGTCAGAGTGCCATCCTGATCGCCATACTCTGGACGGCCTAGTGAAATCCGTGAGCTGCTCCAAATCACTTGGTTAAGGGCGCTACCATGGCTAAACTCCATCGCCACTTCGGTGTTGTTGGCTGCCAAGATAAAGGGGTCAAACTCGGCCAGACTAGCCGCTTCGATAATGATCTTACCGCTGGGTTTAAAGTCGGTGATCAGCACTTCTTCAAAGCCTACATATTCGGTATAAGCAACCGTGTTGGCTTGGTCATACTCAAAGCTAATCAGTTTGGCCGCAGCTCCCGCTAGCGAAAAGGCGCTATGTTTAACGCCCACTGGCTGTGGTTTTTTCCATGCGGCAAAGTTGGTGGCGGGCATAGCAGCGACCGTCACGGGCACAAATAGCCCCGTAAAGGTAAACATAATGCTTGGCAGTTCTTTGGCTTTAGCCGAGATTTTAAAGGTGCCACGGGCACCTAATAGCGCATGCAGTACGCCGTGGTAGTTCATGTACATTGTCAGCGAGGCGGCGCTGTCTTCATTAATGGCCATCACCACACTGGATGCACCAGGGGTAATATCCCGTGAGCAGGCTTGCACCAGTGGTGCCCATGCTGGGGCTAAGTTCGCGGTGCCGCTTCCGGCCAAGTCCACGCTAAATTCAACCGTGGCATAGACCTCGGTTGCCAGTTCTGGGCTATTGCCGAGGTTGCCGTCGTCATACTTCAGCTCGGTATTGTCCCCAGCCATAGGGACGATTTTGACATCTCGCCCGAGCACAGCCACGGGGACGCCTGCGGCTATCGCATCCACGCCGTAGGTAGCTTCGAGGGCAAACAGTAATGCTTTTTTACGTGTTTTACGTGCCATAGTGTTAAACGCCTAAGGCGTCCTCCGTGTATTCAGTAGTAAATTTATCGAGCCACGCAACAGTACCTGGGCGCGACGGTTGCAACTGGCCACCGCTTAAGTACAGCGGTGTGTAATCTTCATGGGGTTCCCAACCATAGAGCAGTGCGCGGATCTGTTGTCGCTGTGCAATCACATCAGGTTGGGCATTATTGCGGGCAGGTACCACAAGCAGCACGCCAATCGTCGTGGTAATGGTATGGCGATAAAGCCCCATGCCTTCAACTAACGGGCCTACACGCTCTTGTAAATCGAGCACAAACAGTTTTTGCCGTGGTACGTTTTTATCTTGCAAGTCACCGAGCGCGATTAAGCCTTCAACATCAACGAACTGAGTCTTAAGGCGGTCGATGATCAAATCAGGTATAGAGATCATACAAACCCCTTACTGGCCTGACGTGACCAAACAGAGCCTGCCGATTGCACCTCGGAGGTATTGCTACCTTCTGGCGTGTCTGTCACAGGTAAGCCCAGGGTCACTGAGCCATTGCTGATTTTATCCAGCAGTTTAAGTGCATCATCGTGGCGCTTGGTGACTTGCTCCGTTGCTCGCTCGTCGTATAGGTAGTAACGGGCTAAGTCGCAACTCACCCGATTTAACACATCGGGCACAGTTGCAAGGGGCAATGGATAACGTGCGGCTAAGTAGCCATCGATCGTGGCCTTCGCATCATTAAGCGCGGCATCGATCACCGCGCTATCCATCACACCAGCGCCACTACGGTCACTTAAATCAATAAGCTCAGCCTCGCTAAAGCGGTTTTGCATATCGGCTAGGGTCGCATAGGGCGTGGCGTAGCTCATGGTTATGCACCTTGCTCAGTGGTATCTGCTTTGGCTGCATCGCCAGTGGCATCATTCTGGGCATCGGCAGGCACTTGCACCTGAACTGCCGCAATGGCAGCAACTAAATCAGGTTTGTTCATGCTCTTAAAACCGATAACTTCCAATGACTCAGCAAGCTCCTTTAGCTCTGGAACTGTCATATCGGCCAAGCTCTTTTGCTCGCCATCGTGAGTTACGACGCCGCCAATCGTGCCAGTTAACTCAGTGGTGGCTACACCATCTGCACTATTTGCAGCGCCCACACTCCCTTGCGTTTGTGCCAAACCAACCGTGCTGGTGTCACCCGCGCTAGGTAAGCTTGCAGGTGCAGCTTCTTCGATGCTAAGCACCAAACGGGGGTCAGCGTTAATGGCTTGTAACTGAGCATCGGTAAATGCCGTTGCTTCAAATTCATTTTTGCCTTTAGCAAACCCGACACCCGCACGGCGATAGCCATCATGGGCACGGCAAGTAACAACAATCGTTTTCTGAGACATAACATGGGTTCTCCTAAGAAATACGAGGGCCTAGACGCTAGGCCCTTGAAGGAATGAAGTGACGCTCTAGCAGCAGAGCGTCCTTGCTCCTACATATAATCAGCCACTAATACTTCGAGTTGACCTGCCAAGGTGTTGCTGTCGCCATTAATGGTTTGCTTCATGGCTTCAAGCGCTGCCTGTTGCTGAGTACCGCGCACTACCAGCATATTGGGCTTGATACCCAATGGCTTTCCACCATCGGCTTTAAACCCGCGCATAGCTTCGATCGCGGCCCAGATATTGGCGGCGGTTAATGGCTTGGTGGAGCAGTAGGCCATTTGCCAGAAGCCGTAACCCCCGTTAGCACGGCAATCTACGCCATAGCGGAACTGCTTAGCTGTAAATACCGCTTCATCATCGAGCTTGGTCATGGCAACAAATTGCATAGGCTCGCGATCTTGGTAAAGCAGTGGCCTTAAGGCACGGGTGGTATCGAGTAAGTACCACTTAGTTTGCGGTACGCCGCCGTTATCATCGTAGTTACTTACGCTGGTCACAGCGCCTGTACCATCGGGATTGGCGTACACTGGATGGTCGGTATCAAAGAAGTTTTGCCCGTCGTAACACAAGCTACTGGTACCCGCATCGAGCATCGGGAACAACAGTTCGTCGGGGAAGACTTCAGAGGAACGGCCCATTTCCTCAAATAATGGCGCATACACACCAATTTCATCATCTTTGATATCGTCACGGTCAACACCAATCGTGGACTCAAATGGCTTATTGACGACGGAATAAGAACTGGCAGTCATATCGTTAATTACCCGATCGCCAATCCATTCGCGGAACTTAGGCCACTTACCTAACCAACCGTAAGTATTGGACTTACTGGTTGACGGAACCACAGTCGCAATTTTTTTGTACTGGCTCGCGGCTTGGCTCTTGCCCTTTTCAAATGACTGATTAAAGCCCGTCATCAAGGCGGTGAGGGTTGCTGGTGTAATAATCATTGGTCAATTACCCCTTTTTAGAAGCGGCAAAGTCTTTGTGACTAATGCCAAGTAAGTCGGCGACCTCTTTGTCTTCCGCTGTTAAGGCGGCTAATCCCTTGTCTTTATCAAGGTCAGTGGTCGTAGTGGTGGTTTGGGTGGTGGTGAGCGCCGCAATCGCCACGCGATCGTCAAGCATGGTTTTAAGGGCTGCCACGCCTTTTTCTTTACCCACGGTTTCTAACCACTCACGGTCAGATTTGCCGTAGATCTTGGCCTTTTCTTTGTCCAGCAACTCGGCCACCGCATCGCTGCCCGCTTGCTTACTGAGTGCGGCCACCTGCACTTGCAGCTCATTAAAGGCCGCCACAGGCACAAACTGAGATGGATCAATGCCAGTAGGTTTGGCTTTGAGTGCTGCGACTTCTGTCGCGGCGGCTGTCGCCTTCTCGGTTTGCTCTTTGTGCGCAGTAATCGCCTTATCAATCAGCGCTTTTAGGGCAGCAGCATCTTCGAGGTTTACCCCCTCGACGCTGATCCCGAGCGCTGCGAGTAGGCGCAGTAACTCTTCATTCATGGTGTTGTCTCCATTAGTGGGGTTGTAAGGTGTAGAACTTTTAAGTGCGGCGATGGCACGCATACCATCGAGCGCGGGTTGATTGGTTAGGGCCACATGCAGCAGCTCCAATACTTGGCCTGTGATCTTGCTGTAGGAAAATACTGCGCTGATATAGCGGTACTCTTTGGCGGCGATATGAGCGCTGGCTTTAGGTGTCCATTCCACTGGATTGGCAAACAAACCTTGCCCTGGCACATAACTCAATGAGCTGCCTTTAAACCAGCCCGCAGCGGGGGCGGGTTGACCGTTTTTCTCGGTGTTGAGGGTTTGGTGTTCATAGTCAAAGTGAAAGTCGTTCACTTTGGCTTTGGCGGCGGCTTGGATAGATTGCCAAGCCGCACCATTCATCAGCCATTGACCACTGGGTACATCGAATGGGCGGCCATCCGTGGCCTTAAACAATCCATCTGGGAGCAACTGCACACTGGTATCGCCAGACTCAAGCGCTAGCGAGCACGCCACAGTGCCCACAGTCTCTGACGCAGAGGCGTTAACTGCAGGACTGGCTTTAGCAGTGAGTGCAGCAACAGCAATGGCAATGGCGTTTAATCTAGGCATAAAAAATGGGTACTCAGTTAACGTGAGTACCCATTCTGTGGTGAGCGGTAAAACTATCGGATTGGAAAGGTTTCGGGATTAATTAATTTGGATTTGATATTGGGTTAAACAACCTTTAAACGCTTCCACTTCACCAGTGGTATTAATGAGCGACGCAGCACTACTCTCATACAATGCAACCTTGCCATCATTTATCACATCTGCACTCATAATCAGGTAGTTCATTGTCCCTGTATAGGTTTCAACCCTAATCCCTGTGGCGCGAGTTGATTGACGAACCTCAAAATTAACCCCGCCCCAATGGGCTTTATTAAAACCATCAGTTAAACAGTCAACAAAGTGCGCCACGTTATCAGGCATAATGTTACCGGATGAAATAACCGTAAATTCTTCTGTGTCTGTTCTAGTTGGCGAAGAGCAAGCGGTAAGCGAAGCAACAAGTAAAATGAGTAAAGCCTTTTTCACACGCATATCCTTATAGATGATTAACTTGATTCAGTATTGGTTGGCAGCATAACCCAGTTTAAAACCCGTTTAAATCCTTCTTAAATCGTTTAAGTGGTTTTTAGATAAGCCGTTGTACCAAGTTAAGCTTTGCACCGCTTAAATCGCGTTTTAGGCGCTCAAGCAGTAAATAAATCCTAAGCCATTAAATAGTCGCCAATGGTGGCAATAATCTCTACCTCATCGGTTTCGCTAATCCCCAAATGGGGGCGTGCAGGGATCTCTTTATTGGGGATCATGCTATTGGGCGCGGTAGTGCCACCAAATTGATGCATAGCGGCATAGACCATAGTGCTACCCAGTTGCATTTGGTCTTGGGTGGTTTGATAAACCAAGTTATACAGATAACCCCGCTCGATCAAAATCTTGTCTTGGTTCCGACTTTTTACACTAAGGGTATAATCGCTCAGTGGTGTAAAGGGGGTTCCGTCAGGGGACTCTCCTGCGGTGATGCGGTCTTGCGTGCTTCCTCTGAGGTATTCTGCAATCGCATTTAAGGCAGGTTGTAAATCCTGGCCTCTATCAATCAACTGTTGAAATGCAGTTAATGCGCCATCAAAACCCTGTTCTGTAATAGTGATCTGTGTGCCAGCCATGTGCTATGCTCTTAAGTGTTCAAGTGGTGAAGGTGAGGCTCGGCTCAATACCGTAAACCGCTGGCGGCACAGTCCGAGACTGGGCTCGCTCCTAATCCTTTTTGTCTGCTTTATCCTTTGCATCGTCTTCTGCAACATAAACTAACATCCCTGACCGTTGATTATTCACATAGGTGATTTGCTTTACGGGGATAAATGTCCATGCCTCCAACATACCCTTAGCCACTTGCGCTACCACTAATTGCCCCTTGTACTTGCCCGCGTTCACCATTCGAATAATCCGCCAGCGTAACTCAATCTTGCCCGTGCCTTTGTGGCGCTCAAAGGATGCCCACACTTCATCAGGTTGGGTTAACACTTCGGGCAATAGCGGTAGCAAAGGGGCGCGGGCGATATCGATATGCTTGGCTAGACTGGCGGCATTCACATACACAGGGTAAGGGCCACTTTGCCACACAGTATCAGCCCCACCGAGTACCTGAGTGACCAATGTTTGTAATTCGGCTTGCGTGCTTACCTTATCGGCTAAGGCCACAGTATTAGGGTGTAAGGGTAATAACTCAGGTCGGCCTGCGGTTCGCCAGTTCCCAGCGGTGAGAGGTTCCCAGGCTTCGCTTTTAATCGCCCGCCATTGGGCCATGGCTTTGTCCGCGAGCTGCTGTCCTAAATGGGTTTGCCCTGGTGAATAATCAAAGCCAGGATCAATCCCTTTAGGCACCTTAAGTACTTCACCCGTTTTAGGGTTTACCCACTCATAGCTTTCATCTGCGGGCAACTGGCTCACGCTCAAGCCTTGGCGCTTAAGTTGGCCCTCAGTCATCCCGCGTACCGAGCAAGTACAGCCCCAACCGTTTTGCGGAAAATGCGTTGGCCACCACGGGCTACTTGCTGGCAACACCATATCGTGCCAACGTAAATGATCTTGCCTTGGGGTGGCGCTATGGCCGTGTTTATATTGCCAGTAGGGGAACTGTTGCAGTTGATCCCAGCGCCCAGCGTTGTAGCTTTGGCGCATATTGGTATCGTAAATAATCTGCGCTCGCCAGTCGGCATTGCCCGTATGATCCCAACCGTGCTTGGCCACTATGGTTTTAAACTGCTTTTTAAACTCGTTTAAACTCATGCCCTCGCTTATGGCCTTGTCAACCGATTGCCGCAAGTCTGTAAGCAGTTCGGCCTTTTGTGCGCCCGCCACCACAAAAGCACGGCTGTGCATACCACCCCACAAGTCGTCCCACGCCTGCGTTGGCATATTCAGCTTTTGCCGAAAGAAGTCGATAGCCTGCTGAAATTGTACGCCGCCGTATTGGGCCGTGGGCGCTGCTGTTGATGTTGGCGGCGGCACTGATTTTGACGGCATTAGTTACCAAGCTCCACATCATAGCGGCCAGCTAACGCGGCAGTTGACATGGCTTGCTGCATAATCGCCGCGAGCTTTGCCGCACCTTGATTGCTGTAGGCATTTATTAGCACTTGCTCGATTTCATCCCAGCTTTGGGCCTTTTCAACTAATGCGGCAATGCCCGTGATCTCCGCATCCAGCTGTGCCCCTGCGGCACTGGCAAGGGACTGAGTAAGCGGGGTCAGCTCCATGGTTTTACTGGGTATTTGCTTAAGCGATGCGATAGGGGCTGGAATTCCCCCTAGCATTTCATCAATTAAGGATTCAGGAATAGCTGGGAATCCCGCTTTAATTAGCGCTCTGGCACTGTTTTTATCAATCTGTTCAGCATTAAGTTGCGTGATAATTTCACTGAGTGACTTAATTTGAGCACCGTTCAGTGCGGTTTGCTGGATTGAGTCTGCACCTGTTGTGGTCTGTCCGTTTTGTTCCATAGACAAGTTACCACTAGATCCCAACACTGCTTCACCTTCTTTGGGCACCGGAATACGCAGCTTTTCATTTACCCAGGCGCTGGGGATTTTCGCACCAACCTGCACCAGTGCGGGGATCGCTTGGCTAAACTGCACTAGGTCTTCGGCTTGCTGAGTATCAAACACTAAGCGAGCACGGCGGCGAGGATGGCCAAAGGTGGTGCCATTCATCATCACCAAGGGCCACACGAGATCACGGGTTAATGTGGAAGCAATTTGGCGTAAATCCGAGAGCAGCAATTCTTCGCGTACTTCGTTATGCACATTACCAAGGGCATTGGTTGAACTCTTACCGTCCGCTTGGCTGGTGAGTGTGCCGCCTAAAATGGCCTTAGATTGGCTGCGTTCTGCCCAGTCGAGCATGGCCATATAGGGGTCGCTCGCACCACGGGCTGCATCCTTAAACTCAATTTCCATCCCCTTGGGGATAATCCCACCCGCGTTATGGCCAATGCTCATAATCGCTTGCAGCAAGGTGGCCTTTTCTTCCTTACTGGCACCATTAGGATATTTACCTAGGCGCAGTGGCAGACCATAGATTTCTAAAAACTCGGCAAGATCCCTGACCGAATAGTTCTTAAACAGGAAGGGCCACGCCAGTACTCGCACTAGGCCCGCCCGAGCCACATAGCCTGACTTGGCTTTATGGGTATGTTGTACCCAGCCCAGTGGCCAAAGTTCCTCCTTACCGCCACCATCAAGGCGCAGTAAGACTTTATTGCGGTTGTCATCATCCACCGTAAACCGCCGTGCGGGGATCGACTCAAACTTACCTGGATACCAAATACTGCCATCTTGATCCCAATGGATTTGGCTATTAGCGACACAGCGTAAAATGCCGTCGCCCATATCAAGGATCAAATCTTCAAAATCGGGGATGCCATTAATGACATCGGTGACCATATCCGCATCACGCTGTTCATCCTTACTGGCGTTTGGGGGCGGCACGATTTGCCATGCTTTACCCAGCAGCGCATTCTTGCGCTTTTGTAGTTCGGCCATGATATGGGCGTCTTTCTCTTCAATATCATCGGCCAGATCAAACTGGGCCGTGAGATTGTTATATTCCGCATCCTGCATAATCGCCGCTAATCGCGCAGGGGTGAGCCCACTGGTTGGATGCTCAGCCCACTCTTTACGAATAAAGCCCACTTGGGCACGGTCGGTTTGTTGATTGTTTAAGGCGGGGTTTGTACGCCCCAGCCGTTGTTTAATTTGCTCTGGCGTGGCCATTACCAGCCTCCTTTAGTGGAACCGCTATAATCGTTATCTTCATCAGCGTGGTGGTTATAATCGCGGCTATTGCCATTACCGTCCCAGCGGTTAGTGGACTTAGGTAAGGCGGTAAATTCGATAGCGCCACCTTCCATGTATGACGCACGAACGGCCATACACAGACCAACGGCAAAGTCACCGTGGCGCTTGCCTTTGCTATTACTCGACTCTAAGTCAGCCTTACGACCTTTATCGATCGAGGGGATACCGTTAACTAACTTGATATGCTGTAAGTCATCGAGCACGCTCTGGTGACGGGGGATCTCAAGGTTGAATGCCTCAAACTCACCCTTCATTTTTGGCATCCATTCGTGATACCAACTCTGCGACAGATGTACTTGATCAACCATTTCAGTGCCGTATTTCAGCGCGGCTTGTTCGGCTAAATAGCCGCCGTTACCTGTAGCATCAAACGCCAACCCCACTAGCCTTGGCATCCGGTCACAGATATAAAACATCACCTGGCGCTGTTGCTCGTAGGTGGTGTCGCGAAGCTCTACCACAAAGGGCAGGCGCTTTCTTAAATCGGGTTTAATGGCCAAGGGCACAAACACGGTTAAGTCGCCACGCCGCGCAAAGTCTTCACCAAAGGAGTGGTTATGCTCTGGATTTAGCTTGGCCAACTCTGCTTTTAAATGCTGCTCGCACCAATCGCGCACCTCGGCTTCTCGCATTTCTGGCGTCCAGCTCATGAAGTTTTCAGGCGCTTCAAAACGGTAAATAGGGATAGAACGATCGGCGACCATGGCCGCTTCAATCAGTACCCGGCTAAGGTAAGCACCACCTGATTTTTTAGGCACGCAGCCATATTCTTCATCGGCGCTTTCTTTATTGGGGGCGTTTTTATACAGCCCTTCACGCCAGGCAATTTCACCTGCAAGCGACCATGTTTGGCCTGTGACATAGCAGATCCGCTTATACAAGCCATCAGCAATGGCATCATCCAGCGTGATGCGGTGGATGCTGTAGTCTTTGCGGCCCTCTCGGGCATCATTAATCAGGCTATTAAAGAGGTTATCCACGCCATTGTGGGTGCTGATTAACCTGACCTTGTTGCCCCACATGGTTAATGCTAACGCCGCCTTAAGCAGCTCTTCTAAAGACTCGTGGAATGCGGCCTCATCGATAACCACATCCCCCTGTAAACCACGCAGGTTAGAGGGGCGCGAACTGAGTGCCTGAATTTTCCGCCCCGTCTTGGGGAAGCGGATCATATAGGTGAGGATTTCTTCTTTCTTCTGCGAATCCCAGAAGGTTTGCTCATACACATCAGCTTCTGCGAGCTGGTTAAAAGCACGGGCAAACAGCGCACAGGCGGCGATATATTCCAGCGCCATCTCTTTTTTGCTGCCAACGTAAAAGGTATTGCAGCCCCCACGGCGGCGCGGTTTAGCGGCTTTAATCACATTGCGGCCAGCCTCTGCCCAAGTTAAGCCGGTGCGGCGGCTTTTTTCGGCAATCATGATCGGCGCTTCATCTTCAAACCAGCGCTGCTGATATGGCAAAAATACGGGCTCATTAGCAGGTTGAGCGTCACCAATATCCTGCGGTACATCCACCCCAGCCAGCGCCATTTCTTCGGCTAAGTCTATTTTGCGTGGACTGGTGATAGGTGTTAGATGCAAGCCTGATTTAGCCATTATGCTTTCCCTAATAGAATTTGGCGGATTTTGCTTTCGAGCTGCTCGCTCATACCATCTTCCCCGCGTAACTCTTCATTAAGTGCATTAGCCGCTTCGGCCGCAAACGCGGTGCGGATCTCCTTCTCGCGCTTATGGCTGGCCATGGCGGCAGACTCCAAGCGTTGCACCGCTAACATGGCATCTTTAATCATGCCAACGTCGGCACCTTCACCCGTTTCAGACTCGTTTAACAGGGCTTTAAATAGCTGTGAACGGGCCATTTCAAGGATCAGTTTGGTGACTTCACCCGTGGGCTTGTCGCCCAGTTCTGCCGTCCACACTTGGGTGATCTCACGCATTTCACGCAGGCTTTTACCTACGGCCTCCATCTTGGTGGCATAGCGATTAATGCCAGCACGGGAAAGCAGCTGTTCTTCTGGCAAGCCTGCGGCTTTAATCAGCGCATTGATTTCATCGAGCAAATCAATCTGCTGAATCGAGCCATCACGCAGGCCGCTATCCAAGCGTTTGCGGATATTGGCAGGCAGCAAATCCACCTTTGAGCGGCGGCCACGGGTTTCATTTGCCATGGCTATTCTCCCGCCCGTGGACGCTTAACGCCTGGCACCGTTGCGCGGCCTTTGGCTACATCTTGGCCGCGACCAGTCAATGTGGCAGTGGTCACTTTGCCCACTAACTCGGTTTTGATCAGCCCTTGCTCGGCCAGCCAAGCGAGCTGCACCTTTAATGAGTCGCGGCTAATGTCGAGGCCATAGGCAATCAAGCCATCTTGTAAGATGGACTCATTGAGTGCGAAGGCTCCCGCCTCGGTCAGTAATCGAAGCACCACTAGGCGTTGGTGCTCATTGATAATTTGCTGCATCGCCATTAATGGCCTCCTTTCAGTTCGTTTTCGAGAAGCATGTCGGTCTTGGTTTCGAGTCGTCTAATGCCTTGTTCCATTGCGCCAAAGCGCGCACCTAAGCCTTCGAGGGTTTTATCCAGGGCATGCAGTTCGTCACGGGTTGGCATGTACTCCAATTGCATTTCTGTTTCGCGTAGGCGCTGGTCGATTCCGGCCACCGCTTGGACGACCTTGTCGTGCTCAATCCGTGGGGTAAAGCGCGTGCTAAACCACGCCATCAACAGGGCGCAAAAAACGCTAATCACGCTGCCAATAAAGCCCCAGTATTTGCCAAAAAATTCAAATAACGATTCGATCATAAACGCGTCCCATAGCGCTGCTTTTGGCGCTTATCTTCATCCTGTTGGCAACTGATACAGCGCTGTGCTGTGTGTCGTTCTGGCTCCACCGCCTCAAGGCAATCAATGCAAATGCCATTGCCTTGAGGTTGTTGTTTGTGGCGGGCGGCATCAATGCAAGCATCACGCTCGCGGGTTTCCATCGTGCTCGCCCATTCGTTTTCGTCCATGCCTATTCCTAATATTTGGCTTATTTGGTTTGGTCTGTTTGGTGCCGTTGCCGCCAATCGTGCAGGGCTTGCCAGTCAAGGTTGCATTGCCCTAAGTCAGCGAGCAGAGACAGCATCAGCTCGGCCATTGCGGGATTGGCTAGGCACACGGTTTGCTGCGTTAGCAGGCACTGGATCACGGGGTGTGGCACTTGGGTCACTTGGCACTCGCGCATCAGTGCTGCGGGCGGCAACACATACGCTGTCGTGTAAACGGGCACGTTGCGCACAATCGGCTGCGTGGCTGAGCAAGCGCACAACATCATTAGGCACAGGAGCATCGCGCCATGCTTTAGCATCTTCATCGGTAGTGTCCTGCAACAGTTGATTGAGTTGGTTTTTAAGGGCGTGATGGCGACCTATTAGCTCTGCCTTTTGCAGCGATACTTGCTGTAATTGCAGGGCAAGCTGCTCTGATTCGGCCGCTAATGCGGCCTTATCGGCATTGGATTTGCGCAAGCTTTCCGCCAAGTTATCCGCATCGGTTTGCAACGTTGATTTATCCGCGATCGCTTGGGTAAGCTGGTTTCTTGTTGTCGCTAATTGGTATTGCGCTAAACAAAGCACTGCCACAAAAAGCGACACGATTAGCCATTGAATAGCAGTGCTAATTTGGGCAGGCGTCATTGCGTTAACCCTCCGACAGTGAGTTCGGAGA